TAATAGCCCTTAGTGAATCAAGTATGCAAAACAAAAAAACTTTTCTATCACCAACATCACCATCAGCGCCAGCAATACCAGCACTGCCAGCCAGTTATTTCCAAAACCTAGGCACTACATTAGAAGGTTCACCTAATTATGCTGGTATGAGTGCGGCAGAAATCTCTATGGAAAGACTTAGGGAATCTGGCAATAGACCTGTCAATTTGACTTTAACTGTTGATACTGCCAATAGTGGCGATAGATTCTCCCAGTTAATAGCTGAAAGTATTCAATTAGCAAGTAGAAGCGGATATGGCACTACACCAGCTGGTAGCCTTCCATAATGACAGTACCAGTAATCAATGCAGTAATTAACTTTAGCACTGGCCCTAGTTTTGCCCAGGCCATGATTTTAGATGAAGGTCAGTTAGATGTAAATATCTTATCAGAATCGACAGCCATAATTGTGGATGTATCTAATCAAGTAAACAGAATAGAAACCAATAGAGGCCGCACTGCACTTAGCGATCAATTTCAAACAGGTTCACTTACGCTGCGAATAACAGATCAAAATGGTGATTTTAATCCACAAAACCCAGCTAGCCCTTATTACACATTATTGACACCTATGAAAAAGGTGCAGATTACTGCTACTTATAATTCAGTTATTTATCCTATATTCGCAGGATTTATTACAAGTTACGTTACCACCTATCCAGATGATGGAGAAGGTGTAGCAATTACTACTATACAAGCTGTAGATGCATTTAGATTAGCCCAGTTAGCACAGATCAGCACAGTAATTGGTGCTAGTGCTGGTGAGTTATCTGGTGCACGTGTTAATGACATATTAGATCAAATCTCATGGCCAGCATCACAGCGTGATATAGATCCAGGTCTTACTACATTACAAGCAGATCCAGGTACTAATCGCACAGCATTACAGGCATTGTTTACTGTTGCAGATTCTGAATATGGCGCTATCTATGTCAGTGCCGATAACAACTTTGTATTTCAAGATAGAGGCGTAACGGCTGGATCTATTGGTGGCACACCTACAGTGTTTGCAGATGATGGCTCTGGCATATCTTATTTTGATGCAACTTGGATATTAAATGACGTATTGGTGTTTAACAAAGCCACAATTACTAGAGCTGGTGGTAGCCCACAGGTAGCCCTAAATCAAGCCAGCATAGATAAATACTTTCTTCATAGTTACTTTTTAGATAACTTGCTTATGCAATCAGATGCCGTAGCCCTAGATTATGCCCAGGCTTATGTGGCTTCTAGGCAAGAAACCTCAATACGTGTAGATGCCATAGTTCTAGATCTTTATACGTCTAATTACAACTCAGGCATACTTGCAGCTTTAGGCCTAGACTTTTTTGATCCGATTACAGTTAAAACTACCCAGCCTGGTGGATCTCTTTTAGAGAAAACTTTACAGATTTTTGGGGTACGCATGGCAATAACCCCGAATAGTTGGAAAACCACGTTCACGACACTAGAGCCAGTTATAGATGCTTTTATCCTAAATAACAGCATTTATGGCACTTTAGACTATAATGTCCTAAGTTACTAAGGAGTAGAAATGGCAGCAGGTTTAGGGTTTAAGGATTTTACTACAGGTGAGGTACTAACCGCAGCTGATGTAGATGGCTATTTAATGCAAGGTATCTGGGTGTTTGCTAATGCAACAGCTAGAGATGCAGCTGTTACGTCACCACAAGAAGGTAACTTCGCTTACTTAAAAGATACTAACGTTACAACTTATTACACTGGCAGTGCTTGGGCAAACTTAGATACAACAGGTATGACCAACCCAATGACTACCACAGGCGATACTATTTATTCTTCAAGTGGCTCAACTCCAGCAAGGCTTGGGATTGGTAGCAATGGACAAGTTTTAACAGTAAGCGGCGGTCTACCAGTTTGGGCTACCGCAGCTGGTGGCTCTTCTTTTTCTGGTTGCAGAATTTACAATTCATCATCGCAAACTTTACCAAATGCAACAGTTACAACTTTAACTTTTAATAGTGAAATTTTTGATACAGATGGATTTCATAGCACTTCAACTAATACAAGTCGCATAACAATTCCTACTGGCAAAGCAGGTTATTATCAATTAAGTGCTTCAATTTATTTTGGTATTGGTAATGCTACTGGAATTAGAGCGCTTTCAATAACTAAAAATGGAACTCGAGTTATAGGCTTAGATAATTCTGGTGCAGTAGATCAGACACTTAATTTATCTGGCATTGAAAATCTAGCAGTTAATGATTACATTGAATTTACCATTTATCACACTATGGGCTATGACCAAAGCGCCTACGGAGATCAAGATTTTACATTTTTACAAGCACAGTACTTAGGAGCATAATATGAGATTATGGGAAAAAATTATTCAAGCTTTACCAGAATTAAATCCAACAGATGATTTTAGAAAATTAGGTATCCATCTAAGAGATGATGGTGATGGTATTGATTACATTGAAAAGTGGGAATATAGCAAGCCATTACCTGATGGATTTGTTTTAGGTAAGCCAAAAGCTTAAATGAAGCCTTGGCTTTGTGCAGCTGGTGTCCAATTAAGAGATCAAATTGATACCTGGTATCCAGATCGCCGCACTACCAGTGATGGGTGGATTGGTGATGCTCGTCATTCCGCCAGCAAATCGGATCATAATCCAGACAAATCTGGGGTCGTCCGAGCCATTGATATTGATTCTCGTTTGGATACATCCGAGCAGCTCTCGATATATCTGGCTGACCAGATCAGAGTCTGTGCTAAAACCGATAAGCGCATATCTTACGTAATCCATAATGGCTTTATTGCATCAAGGATTATGGGATTTAAGTGGCGCAGATACCGGGGTATAAATCCGCACAAAAAACACATCCATTGTTCATTTACTAAAGCAGGCGACAAAGACGGCAAGCCGTTCGATATACCACTACTAGGGGGCAAAATATGAAGATAACCAAGAAGCAAAAAGCAATACTAAAATCCTATGCACGTGGGGTATTAGTATCTTTCTTAACATTTTTAGCCAGTAATGAATTAGGTTTAGATCCAGCACTGTCTGTAGTAGTTGCAGCACTTGCTGGTCCAGCGGCTAGGGCTTTAGACAAATCCGATAATGCTTACGGCATCGGTGCAGATGCGAAATGAGTCCAGCGGAATGGGCTGGCTTTGGCGCTGGCGTTATGGCCGTACTATCAGGCGTGCTAATAGGATTACGTTTTTTAGTTAAAGGCTGGCTAAACGAGTTACGACCTAATGGTGGCTCTAGTATGAAAGATCAATTAACTAGATTAGAACAGCGTGTCGATGATCTGTTCACTATCATAAGTAAGTCATAATTTCAATATGGCTACTAAACGCAAACCAAAGAAGATGGTGCGTAAGCGCAGGACTACTAAAGAGCCTGTCTTAACTAAGCTAGATTACTGGGCTATTGCAGCCAATGAGGTATATAAGGCTTGCCGTAAAAATGGTATGGATGAATCTACGGCTCTAGCCTTTGCTATGGATCGTACAAGTTATCCAGATTGGATAGTCGATACTACAGATCCAATAAGAGATCCCCTAGATGATTATGAGGAAGACGATTAAGCGCATAGCGTTTGTATCAGACCTGCAAGTACCTTTTTTTAATGAAAAATCTGTCAAGTCAGTAGGCCGCTTTTTAGCCAAATGGAATCCGCATAGGACTATCTGTATTGGTGATGAAATTGATTTACCACAGCTAGGTGGTTTTAATGCCGGGACTATTGATGAAATGGTCGGCAATATAAACGATGATAGAAAACAAACACAAGAAGTCCTAACATACTTAGGCGTAACAGATGTATTAGGAAGCAATCATGGAATTAGACTATATCGATCAATCAAAAAACGATTACCATCATTCCTTAACTTACCCGAAATGCAGTATGAGCGTTTTATGGGATATGACAAGCTCGGCATCAAGTTCAGCCCTTTTGGGATCGATTGGGCAACAGGCTGGACAGCCGTTCATGGTGACGCTTTCCCTCTTAGCCAAGTACCTGGACAAACGGCTTTAAACGGGGCTAGAAGGCTAGGTAAGAGCGTGGTCTGTGGTCACACCCATAGACTAGGGGTATCGGCCTTTACAGAGGCTTCTAGAGGCCAATTAGGGCGTACTGTATGGGGTGTTGAGGTTGGCAATTTAGTAGATTTAAGCAGTTCAGGCATGGCATATACAAGGGGCTATGCTAACTGGCAACAAGGCTTTGCCGTGGCATACGTGCATGAGCGTAAGGTTCAAGTTATAACCATTCCTATTAATGCAGATGGCAGCTTCATATTCGAGGGCAAACTTTACAAATAACGTTATCAAATCGTTATCAAAATATAGCCCTAAATCATCCACAAAGTCATACACAAGTGTCACACTATTGACATGCCACAAAGCGTGTGCATAGAAGGTAGGGCTACAAATGAATAACATATGGCTAGAAGCTAGACAGGATGGTCTGATATTTTTTTGGATCATGCTAGGTCTAGCAGTTTTAGTTATGATTGTATGGAAAATAAAAGACCAGGCTTTTGAGCGTGGTTATTGGGTTGGCAGATCAGCTGGTTGGAAAGCATCTATTGAGCATAATCAGAAGATTGAAAAACTAAGATCAAGGGCAGTATTTGATTATGACAAACACTGAGAAATTGTTTGCAGATGCGGTCACACTTATACACGACAGAGGGATGCATTACGGCCACCCAGCAATCCAGATGGATCGAATTGCCAAGCTATGGTCTGCGTATCTCAATTTCCCGATCACATCAAATCAAGTGGCAGGCTGTATGGCACTGCTCAAAATTAGTCGCAGCGTGGAAAGTCCAGAGCTTGACGATCACTACAAAGACGCACTTGCGTATATTGCCATATCAAAAACCTGTCATGAATACATGCAGGATAAAGACTTTGAATGGGAGCACTAATTATGGCGTTTGATTTAAGCAATTATGAAACAGTTGAAGAAAGACTAGAGAAGTGGTGGAAAGACAATGAAGACGGATCTATACAAACAGAACTTATTAATAGGCCAGGTGCAAATCCAGATGAGTTTGTGTTTGTTGCTAGGTTATACAGAACTACGGCTGATGCGATTCCAGTTGCTACTGGTTGGGCATCGGAGATCCGTACTGGTTCGAGCTTTAATAAGTTTGCTTGTGAGTTGGCAGAATCTTCTGCAATCGGGCGTGCTCTGGCTAACTACATCTATTCGAAAAAAGGTGCAAGACCTAGTCGAATCGAAATGGAAAGAGTTGCAAACACTGGACAATCATTTACAGTAGAAAACAAGCTAGAAGATCCAGTGCAATGGGGCGAAACCGATTGGACTACAGCTGTGCCAGAAGCGCCTAATCCACCGCCTGAGTGTGGCTGCGCTAAGGGCATGGCGTTGAAGAAAGGTCTGAGCAAGACAACAAAGAAGCCTTATTATGGTTATACATGTTTAGATAACATTAAAGAGCATAATATTTGGGCTAAACAGACCAGTACAGGCGCTTGGTACTTTCCAAAGGACAAGGAGTAACTATGGGCTACATAGCGTTTATTAATGGTCGTGGGGTTCATGTTGTCATGGATGATAATGGGGTGCACCTAGAGCAATCTGTTATTAAATGTGAAGTCTGTGATGATGACCGAGTATTTAAGGATGGCACGTGCTTTAGATGTCATAAGTTGATAAATCGTGACTAAGTTCAAATGTAATGGGTGCAAGCGTGACACTGAGTTCTTATGGCTTGACAAGGCAGATATGCCAGATGGCTTCAAGATGTATCAGTGCATGGATTGTGGCTGTGTTGGTGTTAAAAACATAGCTGAGCAGAAGGATGCACCTAAAGACAGCAAGGTTAGTAGATGTAATAGCTGTGGGGCTTGGCAATTTGAATCACTGCCTTGCCACACCTGTTTATTGATTGGAGCGCATGATGCCTAATTATGAATACAGTTGCAGAGAATGTGGCACGTATGGATCTGTTTATCGCACATATAAAGAAGATGATCCTGGTATGGATTGCCCTAAATGTAAGATCGCTATGAATAGGTTGTACTCAGCACCGGGTATTGTGTTAAAGGGTAGGGGCTGGGGTAGCAAGCCATGATTAAACCTTTTAGCTTAGAGTTATACGCTGACAACGATAACGCTAAAGAATTGGTAATTAAGTGGCTAGAAAGTAAAGGCTGCACTGCCTGGGTAAATCCTGATCAATATGGCATAGATCTATTGTTTAATAATCCAGCAGGTGATTATTACAGCTGTGAGGTAGAGGTTAAACATAACTGGAAAGGGGCTAAGTTTCCTTTTAAGACTATGCATATACCAGCACGTAAATTAAAGTTTGCTACAGATAACGCAATATTTGTGGTATTAAACAGTGAGCGTACGCATCTAATTATGTTACATGGTGAGGATCTACGCAAGGCACCTATTGTGCGTAAAGAT